CGGAGTGAGTCCTGTCCTGCGCGGGGAGGCGCCCGCCCAGCAGCGGAGAGGACCATGTCCGTAGCGGACCATGTACGGCAGAGGAGTGAGTCCTGTCCTGCAGCGGAGTGGAGCCCGCCCAGCGCGGACACTGTCCTGTCCTGCGCGGACATGAGTCCGCCCGTCAGCGGAGAGGAGCCCGTCCGCCTGCTGGAGAGGGACCAGTCCTGCCACTGGACGTCATCCGCGACGGCCCTAGGGCAAACCGGGGTGCCCTCGCCGAACACGGAGGCCAGCGCAATTCCGGACTCAGGAATTTTTCTGATTCAGTTAGCGTTTTTGCACTCTCTAAAAAGGCAGTAAAAGTGGCAGGCTTTACATCACAAAGCAACAACTATATATTGATATATATGCCTAACGAATTCGACCTAAAAGACGAAATCCACGATAAGCTGAAGGAATGTCGCAGACGCGGTCTGCGGTTCTGGTTTCTGAAAGTTCACGGGCACCTGATGCAACGCAAAGGCGTGCCCGATTATCTGCTCTGCTATACCGGCCTTTTTATCGCTCTCGAATTGAAGCGTCCCGGCGAGCAGCCAACCGCGCTGCAAACCATCGAGCTACGCATGGTCGTCGCTGCCGGAGGCCGTGCTGCCGTCGTAACGTCATGGCTGGAGTTCTGCGATGTCTGCCGCTTCCCTGCATGGTGCCGCACCGTCAGCCGAAACAACAGCGGTCGATAAATACATATTCATAATCACTTAAAGCAATAGTGCTTTACCTCCAAAAAATTTCCAGACTTTTTCGCTTGTAAACTGCATTGATGTATACTTTCTTTGCTAAGTCGTTATACGACAACGGCATTTTTCAGGAAAGTATAATACATTTGACTTCCAGCTTCAGCCACTACCATTAACTATTTTGGAAAGGTCGATTTTGCTTCCCGGTTTTTTTTCTCAAATGTATGTCATGTTTTTGAAAAATCCCCTTGTCGTGTAAAGGTTTAGCTGACAAAGTGCTACTGAATATCCATTTATTTGCAAAATGTCTGGCGACGCTCATCAATCAAGAGCCACATGCTTGACAGACAATGACTTCGGTCAAATATTGTCTTTCGCCATGTCTAACATCATCACCCAACTCTACGATCTGCGCGCCGCTCGCTACGACGACACCTACGCCACCCCCCATGTCGGCGCGGAAAATCGCCTGCTCGCCAGCCTGCTGCGCAAATGGCGCCTGTTTCATCTGCCGCACGCCGACCGCAACAGCTACCTCCCGCGCCCGGCGCCGCTGACGCGGCGCGGTCTGCCAGATCGGCGGTATGACACGACCCCCGATCCGATCCCGCTGCGGCAGTTCCTCGACGTCGGCTGCGGAACCGGCCTGACGCTCGAACTGGCTCGGCTGGCGGAAATCACCCTGCCGACCGTGCGCTACCTTGGCATCGACCCGAGTCGCGGTATGCTCGCCGCTGCGCGACGGAAATTCCGCGACTACAGCTTCGTGCGCGGCGACGGGGAGACGATGCACCGGTGGGGGCGATTTGATCGCGTCATCAGCCTCTTTGGTCCGCTGAATTATGCCGACGCCGACGCCTTTTTCCCGGCCCTCGCGCTGGCGACGCGTCCGCACGCCATTATCTGCCTCGTCGCCTATACGCCGCTGCACCGCGACGCGCCCGGCTATATTCTGCGAGACTGTCAAGCCGACTTGCCGATTACGCCCTACACCGCCGCCAGCTTGCGCCACCAGCTTCGGCGCGTTGGATTCCGCGATATCGACATTGTCGGTATGTCGCCACCCGCCTTCTACGACCTGCATTTGCCGCCCCTATCGCTCGTCGCAGAGGCACGCTATTTCTTGAGGCATTCGTCGCCCGACGACTGCTGCTTCCTTATCGCGAAAGGACGTCGATCATGGGCTTCCGCCTCCGCCTCGATCTCCATGTCACCGACCAAGACTGTCCGAACAGTCTCACCGACGACCAGCAAGACCTGATCAACCGGTTCCGGCGCGATATCATCGGCGCGCAAAGCGTCGTCGTCAGCGTACGGCCTGACGCCGAGGACAGCGAATTCGAAACGATTTTCGTCGGCGGGAGCGTGCCGCATGCCGCGAATCAATCTTGACGGTGTGGCGCGGGACGCAGAGCGACTGACCGAAGCGGCTGACGATATCTTGACCGCCGTCACCCTGAAACCCAGCGATCTGCCCGTGCTCGTGGCCGAAGCGCGCACACTCGTCGAGCAGCTTGAAGCCGCCGTCGGACGTACGGCGCACCGCCCGGTTGGCCCATGAGGAGCTATCTCGGCACCAGCGTTTTCGAGCAGGCTATCGACCGGATGGTCAAGGTCTACGAAGCCGGGCATCGCGTCGTTCTGAGCTTCAGCGGCGGCAAGGATTCCGGCTGCACGCTGGAAATCTGCGTTATTGCCGCTCGGCTGACCAATCGTCTGCCCGTCGAAGTTGTCATGCGCGACGAGGAGATCATGCTGCCCGGCACCTTCGAGTATGCCGAGCGCGTGGCCGACCGCATCGACGAAATCGACTTTCATTGGGTCGTCGCCAACCAGCCAGTCATCAACATCTTCAACCGAAGCGCGCCGTATTTCTGGGTCTTCGATCCGCAGATTGACCCGGACGAATGGGTGCGCCAGCCGCCTGCGCGCACGGAATACATCAAGGAGCAGGACATTCTCGCGCTCATCAACGCTGAGAAGTTCCCGCCACCCGCAGGGAAAGAGCTAATCGAAGTCGTCGGCCTCCGGGTGCAGGAAAGCGCCGTGCGCCGCGCCGGACTGGCGAGCAGCGGTGGCTATCTCACAAAAGTCGGTGCTAACGGAGCGCGGAAGTGCCGCCCGATCTACGACTGGACGGACGGTGACGTCTGGAAGGCGATTGGCGATCAGCATTGGGACTACAACGCTGCCTACGACACGATGTACCGCATGGGCATGAAGCGCAGTTCGCTGCGCATCGGCCCGCCGACAATGACATGGTATTCGCTTCCCGCCATGCAGATCGGGGCGAAGGCATGGCCGCGCTGGTTTGATCGCGTCTGCGCCCGCCTGCCCGGCGTACGAACGGCAGTCATGTTTGGCAAGCGGGCCGTGCAACCCGAGCGCCGCATGGGCGAAACGTGGCACGACACCTACAAGCGCACCTGTATCGACGACGCTCCGGCCGAATGGATTCGTGAGCGCAGTATCGTCGTGCGCGACTATTACCTGCATCGGCACGGGCAGCATGCTACGACGCCCTTCCCCGATATTCGGCCCTGCTCCATCTGCTCGCGCAGCAACGCAAGTTGGCGCAACTTGAGCTTTACCATGTACAACGGCAATCCCTTCGCGCTGAAGATGTATCCGATGCTACCCTACGTTGAGCCGGAGTTCTTCCGCGCCGGAGCAGGCAAGTGGGGAGGGAAGCCGACATGGTAGACATGCCGACGACTTACGGTGTTATCTGCACCGCCAACCTTCAGCGCATCTACGTATCGATGGATGTGCTGGATAAAGTTGGCGAGCTACTCGATACGATTCGCGATCATCAGGGCTTCGATATGCCGATGTTCGTGAAGTTCACCGACTTGGCAGGCAGCGAATTCCGTGTGCGCGTCGTGCAGATCGAATCCATGTGGGAATCGACGCCAGATATTCGCAACTTTGACAGGCTGATCGAAGCGACGCGCAAGGCCGAGGGTGGCTACGGTGATTAACCTCGCCGTCGGGGTGCTGACCCACCCGGCTCGCGCCGAACGGCTCGACCCGCTGCTGCTGCGACTCAACGCCGACAATGTGTTCGTCGCCGAAGACGGCGGCAAAGGTTATTGGGGGACAGCCCGCGATGCGTGGCTGTCGGCCCCCAGTGACTGCACGCATTTTCTGCTGTTGCAAGACGACGTGCTGCCGGTGCTCGACCTACTGCTCGGCCTGCGCGTCGCGCTGGAGCAGCGCCCGCTGGATGTGGTCAGCTTGTTCTCGGCCAGCCGGAGGTTGATCCGCGCCAACGCTGAGGGCTACGCGTGGGCGATTGGCCGCAGCCTGTCGTGGTCGCAAGGCATCGTGCTGCCTCGACAGCTCATTCAGCCGTGGATCGAGTGGACCGACGACAACTGTCGCCCGACTGTGAAGTCGCACGATGCGCGGCTGAGCGCCTTCCTGCTGATTGCCGAGGTGCCGGTACTGTATACCGTGCCTTGTCTTGTCGAGCACGATGCGCCGAACGACAGCCTGATCGGCAATAACCGCTCGGAGGTCATTCGGCGCGTAGCGGGTATCTTCCCCGGTGAGGAATGGTCGGCGCTGACGCAGGACTGGACGGCGGGCGCCGAATATCCGTATAAGCTCGCGACGCCCGGCAAGAAAGCCTTTGCTGGCATTGTCACTCCTGATTCACACTACGCCAAGGACTTCGAATAATGAGCAGCGCTGCTGAGAAGCTGGAAGCCAAAGGCCGGAAGGTCATCGAAAAGCGCACGAACGCCTTGCAGACGCTGCGCATCGAATATGTCGGCATCGACGAGGTCGAGCCGAACGACTACAACCCGAATCGTCAATCCGACCATGACTTCGATCTGCTGAAAATGTCGATGAAGGAGGACGGGTTCACGCAACCGATCATCGTGCTGCTTGGCAAAAACGCGGCCGGACGATTCCCGATTGTCGACGGCGAGCATCGGTGGCGGGCGGCGCGCGATCTGGGCTTCACGGAAATCCCGGTGGCGAAGGTCGACATGTCGATGGAACAGGCGAAGATCGCCACGCTGCGGCATAACCGCGCTCGCGGCAGCGAGGATATCGAACTGTCCGCACAGGTGCTACGCGACTTGCGTGATCTCGGCGCGCTGGAATGGGCGGCAGACAGCCTTGCCTTGTCAGAAGTCGAGATCGACCGGCTCATCAACGAAATTCCCGCACCTGAGGCGCTGGCGCACGAGGAATTCTCCGAGGCATGGAATCCGGTCAAGTCGTCCGACATGGCGCACCAGCACGAAGACAGCCGATTGGCCGCAGGCGCTGTGACAAGCATGACTCCGGCGACGGCGGATCGCACGCGCTTCATCGAGCAGCAGATCGCCAATGCCAAGAGCCGCGAGGAAGTCGAGCAGGCGAGGAAGGACAGCAATATCTTCCGGCTGGTCGTCATGTTTGTCGGTGAGGAAGCCGAAATCGTCAAGCGTGTACTTGGCAGCGAGCAGCCTGCCGTACAGCTTCTCAACCTCTGCCGGGCGCAGCAGCATGCCGATTAGTTACGGCACCGACCGCGTTTTTCGCGACATGAAAATCTGCGAACTGTGCGGTCGAAGCCACACGGAGATGGAATTCAAGCGCATGCGCAGCACGGACGACGACTACGATGGTGTCCGTACCCATCGAGGACGCTGCCCGGTCTTGCGTACATGGCTGTATATTCGAATTGACTGATCTCTCTTTCGTGCGAGGACGACAATGCCGGGACGTCCGCCCATTCTTCCCGATGAAGACCTCGCGACGAAAGTCGCGGGGTTTGTCGCGGCAGGGCATTATCTGGAAACCGCCGCTGCTTTTGCCGGTGTCGCCAAGCACACCTATCTCAAGTGGCTGCGAGAAGGCCGACGCTTTCAGAAGGTGATCGGCGAGTTGCCGGAAGGCGAGAGTATCAGCGATCCGGCGCGTGAAGCGTATCTGATGTTCGTCGAGAAGGTCGAGAAGGCGATGGCAACCGCCGAAGTCCGCGACCTGACCGTCATCGACAAGGTGGCGCAAGGCGGGCTGCGCATGGGCAGCACGACGCGGTCGACGCGTCGCACCCCGATGGTATCCAACGTCACTGGCGAGCCGTTGCGCGACGGCGACGGCAACGTCCTCTACAAAGAGGAATCGAGCGAAGTCACGACCGAATCGCAGACGCTGCCGCAATGGACGGCGGCAGCATGGCGGCTAGAGCGTCGCAACCCCGACCGCTGGAGTCGCGTCAGCAAGCATCAGGTCAGCGACAAGAAGTCCGAACTGCTGCCCATCGACGCCATGCGAGCGATCCTCGATGGCGACGACGTAGACGATGACCGTGTGACGGATTTCTAGGCATGCCACATGTCGTCATTCGTGGGAATTCCCCGGCGACGCTGACCATCGAAATTGACGGTCAGCGTCCGCAGCGGCTGCGCGGCTTCCAGTTGATTGGCGACAGTCCGAACGAGCCGCTGCGTCTAATCCTCGACATGGACGTCGATTCTGTCGACGTTGATACGCAGAACGTGGCTATCGTATCGGCGGCAGGCCAAGAGCATCGACCAACCGCGATGCACTGGCAGCACGTCGACGTACCTGTGCGTCCTGCTGCTGCCCCTCCCGAAACACCTCGGCGTCGGCGTCGCCGCAATCATGGCTGGCGCCAGCGTTACAACGAACTGTGCGACCTTGCGTTAAGTGAGGGTAGCGCCTTTAGCGATGGCGATGTACGCGCACAGGTGCGCATTGAGATGCAGTCAGGCGTCGACCCCGACCCGCAGCGCGTGCTGCCGCAGCGCGCACCAGAACCTTTGGCGTCGCGACTACCTGTCGTTGACGGTCCAGTGTCGATAGGCATGCGCAACTTTTTGTCGGAATGCGTACAGGTGTCGCGTGGCATGCCGCCGATTTGTTATAACCCCATCGAAGTATACCAACGGTCGAGCAGTCAGGGGGTCGCTCACGTCAGTTGGAGTGTTCCTGCTGAACGTGGTGTGACTTATTCGGGACATGTTATCCTCAAATGGGATGTTCACTGGATGCTGGTGCGGGTTGACTCGGTGCAGCATCTGCAAGGCATAAATATGTCGGCGATTGATCGGTATGAAGGAGAAGTTCTGCGAAATTACATGGAGTTTTCGCCGACACCGCCTGTCGAATATGCAAGTAACGCCGTTCTGAATCATCGGGCGTAATGCCTGCAATTCGGGACATTCTGCTCGATCCGGCGTTGTATGCCGAACACGTCTTGCGACATGATGTATGGTGGACGCCTGCCGCCGTGCTGCGCAGCGTCGCGCAACATCAGCGCACGATTGTCAAAGCCTGTCACGCCAGTAGTAAGACGTTTACGGCAGCCGAAGCCGTTCTGTGGTGGATCACGCGCTTTAAAGACGGTATTGCCATTACGACGGCGCCGACGTGGACGCAGGTCGAGCGGCTGATGTGGGGTGAGATCAAGAAGGCCGTACAAGGCAGTCGGCAGGAATGGCCGGAAGTCAAACGCACGGAAATTCGGCTCAGCGATAACAATTACGCCTTCGGTCTATCGACTAACGAAGGCGTGCGGTTTCAGGGCTGGCACGGCAAAATTCTCATTGTCATTGACGAAGCACTCGGCTTGCGCGCCGATATCATGGAGGCCATCGAAGGCATCCGGGCCGGTGGTGACGTGCGCGTACTGGCGCTGCTCAACCCGACGATTACCGGAGGACCGTTCTACGATGCGTTCACCGACCATCGCACCGGCTGGAACACCTTCACGATTGACGGACTTAATAGTCCGAATACTGTGGACTGCGGTGTTACACCCGACGAACGACTTGCGCGCATCGTGGCGGCAGGCGACGCCGGTGATACTGCATACCTCGAAGACAACGTACGACCGTATCTGATTACACGGAAATACATTTACGAGAAGTATCGTGAGTGGGGCGAAGTATCCCCGATGTGGGAGGCGCGCGTGCGCGGACAATTCCCGACCTTCGGCGAGTCGACCTTGTACGCCTTGGCGTGGCTGGAGCGCAGTAAGCTCGCTGACGTCAAGGAGTTCTATCAGGGCATGGTACAGGTGGGCATCGACGTCGCCGGGCCGGGTGAAGACGAGACAGTCGTCACGGTCAAGCAATCGGCGACAGTGCTGAAACAGCGCGCTTTTGCGCAGAAAGACCCGCGTGGCGAAGTGCTCATGCTGCTGTCCGAGTACGGGCCTCGCGTCGAATACATCAACATCGACAGCATCGGCATCGGATACTACTTCGGGCATCATCTGAAGGATCATGGCTATCGGGTCAATTTTATTAACGTCGCCGATCCGGCCAATGACCCTGAGCGATTCGCCAACCTCAAGTCGGAAATCGCGTGGAACTTGCGCGAACAACTTGAAGCAGATCATGTTGCAGGCATTCGTGACGAAACCACGATCAGTCAGCTTTCCACGCTGCATTGGGCACCGGATGCCAGAGGCCGCATCGAAGTCGAAGGCAAGGACGCCTTGCGTGAGCGCGGGCTACGCAGCCCTGATCGGGCCGAATCGCTTATGCTGGCCTTTGCCAAGCCCGGCAGAAATCGGTGGAAATTTGTCCTTCCCGGCACATACAGCCGCATGAACTATCGTCCGTAGGAGCGTACTATGCCTTCGCCCTTTGAGTCGTGGACGATTGAGCAGTTGAAGCGCGCAATCGCGGCCGATCTCGACATGGATGCCGTGACAGTCAATCGGCGCATGTTCGAGGGAGACATGTGGCTGGACGGCGAGGGGTGGGTCGGACCACGCCCGGCGCCGGGGGAGGAAGGCGCCGACGATATCATGGAGCTTCTGCGTCTCGGCTTTGTCAGTAAGAATATCGTCGCTGAAGTCTGCGAGCGGCATATGACCGGCGTCGTCGGTACCGAACCGGCATGGGCCTTCGTGCCTGCGCGCTTCATGGCGGCAGACGACGCCCCGACGCCCGAAGAAGAGACGCTGATTCAGGAGGTCGAGGAAAATCTGACGTGGTGGACGAACAAGCGCCGCAGCCACGCGCTGTTGCAGGACGCCATCATGACCGTGCTGTGGGCGAAGCGCAGCACCTTCCGGCTGCGCATTCCGGCTGGCATGGTCACGGATATCGGTCCCGTCGATCCGTCGCTGGCCGGTCTGGAAACCGACGACAACGGCAATCCTGTACAGACTGGCGTCCTCGCCAGTGACCTGCGCGCCGCGCTCGACCTCATCTTTCCGCAGCGGTTGGAGCCGGAATTCTCTGCCGTTGTCACCGATCCTGATACGATGCGCGAAGCAGGCGTCTTCCTTGCCAAGAATCAGACGACCGGCACATGGGAAGGCGAACTCGTCTACCTCGACGACGACGGCAGCACCGTGCTGCGGCCTATCGTAGACGACGTAATCCAGTCAGCAGTCCCGATTCCACTCGGCGGGCGGCTGACGTTTTTCGAGATTCGCCGTCGCCTGTTGATTACGCCGCAGGTCGTGCAGCAGCAGAAGGCGTACAACCTTGCCGTCTCCTGCATTCCCCGCACGGTTATTACGAGCGGCTTTCTAGAACGCGTCCTGCTGAATGCGCAGATGCCGGGAGAATGGGAGCGCGATGCGGATGGCAACCCGATTCGGTTCGTTCCGGCCAAATACGTCACGGGCGGCGGCAGCACGCAATTCGTGCAGGGTATCGAGATTGGCCGCGATCCGCAGACGGGTGAGGTCAAGCTGTCCAACCCGTCCGTGCAATGGCGCGACCCCGGCCAAGTGCTCATGCCCGTACAGGCCAAGGAAGCTCACTACCGCGATATCCTCGACGAATGCGACCAAGCGCATATCCTCGCACAGAATGCGGCGTCGCCATCCGGTGTCAGTCGTGAGCAGGCCAGAGCAGGCTACGAAAAGTCGCTCGAACTGACGCAGCCCGAGGCGCAGAACGCCGTCGTCTGGATGCTGGAGGGCGCGCTGGCACTGGCCGAATACATCCTCGGCCAGCCCGGTCGCTGGACGTCGAAGCTGCGCTGCGTCTGCGATGCACGCATCGACAGCGGGCCGGTGACACCCGACGAAGAGCGCGTGGTGACGGAGAGCGTCGAGAAGGGTATGATGTCCGAGGAAACGGGCATGTCCCGCCTGCGCATCCCCGACGTCGATGCGGAGAAAGTACGCATCATGCGCCAGCCGGGCGCACGGCTTGGACTCCTGAAGCGACAGGCCGACGTACTGGCAGCACTGGTCAACGCAGGGTTCGATCTGGTGGCAGCAGGCCGGTTCGTCGGATTCGATGAAGCGCAGATCAAGCAGATCGAGGATTTCGTCGTTGAGCAGGAGGCGAAGGCAGCCGAGCTTGCCGCGCAGCAGCAGGAGCAAGGCGGGCCGAGCAACGAAGGGCAGTTGAGTGACGCCACCGTTCCGTAACCTATTCGCGCAGGCCGACATAGACCGAGCGACGCAGCGCTGGTACGCGCATGCCCCAGCGCTCTTTCATGGCCTCGTGAATGCCGTTCCAGCTTAGATACTATTGGGACGCTGGCATTCGGCGTTTTCGCGACAGTCGAGGTCGGCTCGTTGCCGCTCGCGCCGTCCGAAGCGCGCTCTTCGTCGCCCGCCAGCGCGCCGCCGTTGATGCACGCCAACTCCTTGAATCCTATTACGATAGACGTCTCGCGTTCGCCGACTGGCTGTCGGAGATGCAGGCGTTATTGCGCGACGTCCACCTGTATCACGCCGCCGTCGCCAACGGTGGCTTTCCGTCGATGACGCAGGCGCAGTATGCGGCGACGGCGCAGGAACTGAATCGTCAATTCGCGTATCTGCAACGACTTGGCTCTTTGATTCGGGTGAATGCGATTTCGCGAGCGCAGGCGCTAGCACGCATCGAACTCTTTGCGCGCTCGGGGCTAATCACCTTCACGCTCGCGACTGAGCAGCAGCAGCGAGAGATAGGGCGCACGCGTGAGCGCAACCGGCTTGGCATCGGTGAACATTGCTCGGATTGCCTGTCGCAATCGGCTCGTGGATTCGTGCAAATTGGCGCACTGATTCCGGTCGGTCGGCGGCGCTGCCGAGGTAACTGCCAGTGCTATATCGAGTACGCCAACTAGCGAAAAAAATCCCTCTGTGATACTATTGCCTCATCTTCGTACAGTCCGAGTACCGAACTTAGGAGCGGAGGCCGCATGGCGGACGAGCACGACGAGGGCGAAGGCGAACGTCGCCCTTTCGATATCGAAGGCGCAATCAACAGCCTTATTGCGCGAAGCAATAACGACGCTCGACTCGCCCTTCGAACGCTCTCGGAAGACAACTATCAGTATCGGCGCACGTTGCGCTCGCTCAAGAAGAAGGTCGCCGAACTCGAAAAGCGCCCCGAGCTAAAACAGGGGGAGCAAGTCGTTGCCGGTGATCGCCTGAAGCTCCTGCAAGATTTCGAAGCACTCCAAGTCAAGCCGGAAGACGTCAAGACGGCGCTCTCTGAGCGGGACGATCTGAAGACCAAGGACACCGAACGCAAGCAGTTCGACACCATCGTACGCGGCGTGAAGCCGCTGCGCATGAACCCCGAGGTGCTTGCCGATCTCATCCGCACCCGTAATTATCAGTTCGAGACGCATGAGGTCGAGGTCGAAGACGAGGAAGGCAAGAAGGTTGCTGTCAACGTGCTCCATCTTCGCAAGGCCGACACCGATGGCTGGTCGCCTGCCGATAAGTTCGCGGAGAAGGAGCTAAAGGGGTATCTGCCCGCGCTGCGCGTCAATGGTGACGAGGACGGCGAGGAGTCGGAGAACGACGAAGAGGCAGAGGACTCCGCTCGGGAAGACGATGAACGGCCCCGTCGTCGTCCATTCCCGAAGCAGGCGAGTGGCACCGGGAGCAGGGCTCCGCGGGACTCGAAAGATGTGGTCACCAAGCACATCCAAGGGCGATATGTGACGCCCTCGAAACTGCGGTCAAGCAACTAGGAGCCCAACTATGGCCGGACGCAGCATGAACACGTCTGGTCCCACTCTCCAAGCGCCTGTTTGGGCAGCGGATTACGGGAGTCGGGATCATCTGGTACCGGGCGGGGGCAAGATCGACCCTGCTCAGTTTGCCGGAGACGTGGGTACGTTTGCGGTAGTCGGTGCGGCTGGTGCCGCCATCGACGCCACGACTGTCCCCGTCGCCGCCCTCACCGCCGCCATCCCGAGCGGCGTCACCCTCGACTTCGGCGGGAAGAAGTTTGCGCGGCTGACTGCCGCCGCCGCCAAAGGCGCGACCAGCCTCACCGTCTCGGCACTCGCTACGGCGCTTGTGTCGGGCGACAAGGCCGAGTACAAGGGGTCGGATGCCGACGTCAAGCGTGTGCTCAGCGGCACGCTGCTCGGTCGGACCTTCACCGAACGGGATGCGTCGACTCCCTTCGGACCGCTCGCCGCTGGCGACGAGGAGGTCTTCATCCTGTACCACGATATTGACGATGCCAACACCATCGCCGATGCCGAGCTTTATCGTCCCGGTAGCATCGTGAAGGAGAACTTCCTTCCCGACTTCTCAGGCCAGTCGACGGCCGTGAAGGCGCTGGTTCGTGGCGCCTACATCTGCACGAGGGGGGCTGAATAATGGCCGATCTCGCCTCCCTGCTCCGCGACCTGCGTCGAGATGGTACGCTCGACCGGCTTGCCAACAACCCGCTGTCGCAGTTCGGTACGCGGAGTCGGCAGCGCCTCGGAGCCCGGCTGCTGCCGGTGCGCACCGTACCGTTCAACCAGTTCACCGAAGATCAGGTGCGCTACCGCAGCGTGATCGCCAACGCCGGTACGCGCTACTCTCCCGTGCAGCTTAAGGGAGGGGCGCTGGTCGGTAGCTTCGACGTCAAGCTGGCCGAGCAGGATATCGGATCGCAGCTTACCAGCCGCGATTTCGACGCCCTGCGCCGTCTGCTTGGGCGGGGCGCCACGGTGGAAGCGATGGCCGCGCTGGTCAACTTCATCGACACGACCATCGTCCAGCCGCTCGACGACTGGAACGAGCGTGCCATCTGGCAGGCTATCGTCGACGCGGAAGTCTCTCTGCGCGGCGACAACGAGTACACCGAAGATGTGGCCTACTCCAACCCGGCAGGGCATCGGGCGGCGGCAGGCGGCACGTGGTCGGATGACACCTACGATCCGACGACAGACATCTTCGCGATGGCGAACCTGCTGGCGAGCAAGGGCTACGAAGTTGTCGATATCTTCTCCAGCCGCAACGTGATCAGCATTCTTGGCGGCAACGCCAAGATCGCTACGCGGACCAGCCGTATCGCGATCAACGGCTCTGGACAGGTGACGGCGACTATCGGACGCGTCACGGCAGCCGAAGTCAACGGCATCCTGAATGCCGATGGCCTGCCGCCCATCACGCCCTACGATCTCACCTACCAGACCAGCACTGGTACGGGCCGGTTCCTTGCCGACGATGTGATGGTCTTCATCGGTCGGACGGGCGACAGCGCGACGGTCGCCGTGCCGGGGTCGGATGATCTGGAGGAACTGGACAACGTGCTCGGGTACATGGCCGTCGGAACGGCGGCTGGTCAGGACAACCCCGGTCGCGTGATCGAGTCGGAAGCCTTCAGCCGGAAGCCGCCTCGGGTCGAGAACGAGGGATGGCAGACCGGCCTGCCGGTCGTCACTCAGCCGGAGGCTATCGCGGTCATCACAGGCATCGCCTGAGCGGTAGCAGGCGTCGCAACGCTGGCCGGATATCCGGCCAGCGTCTGCTTCCCGGTCAACTTTTTCTGAGGGTGCTGACATGGCAAAGGGCGCAACGGCGGTTCTGTACAAGGGAGGGCTGTACCCTCTCGACACCAAGGATCTGGAAAAGGCCCACGAGGCACGGATCAAGGGCAAGCAGGAAGGGTCTTCGGCGCAGGGTGCGTGGCGGGAGTTCTCCATCCCCGGCACCAGCGGCAGCGGGCAGCCACAGCCGGAGGACGGCGGCGTGCTGAATCCCGAGCCAACGAAGCAGGAGAAGTCGAAGACCGAGAAGAAGTAGGCGATGACGCTGACGCCGACGCAGTTCCTGCGCTCGGGCGGCGGTGAATTGACCCTGAAGCATTTCCAGCCGGATGAAGATGCCGAGGAAGTGCTTCAGGGTTACATCACCGAAGCGACCGGCAAGGTGGCGGCAGTCGAGCCAGCCTTACAGGATGGCATTGCGTCCAAGTGGGTGTACTACCGCGCCTTCAAGGGCGCCTATGCCGCTGCGCTAGTCGAGCCGCAGGCGGCAAATACCGGCGACGCAGGGTCAGTGTCGTTCTACAATCCCGACGGGCTGCTGAAGCTGGCACTCGATTACAAAGATCAGTTCGACGAAGCACTTGCGCTTGCGCTGAGCAAGCCTGCGCTTCGCCCGTTCGGTCCTACCAAGAACACCTACATTTTCTAATGTCTCGCCTCACGGTTGTCGACGGTCGAGCGCAACGAGCGCTGCGCGATCTCCATGCGGCCAATTTCCCTCATCGGGCAACGCCGAAGGTTCGCCAGACGTCGATTGATCCGACGACCAAGCGAGAAACTGTTACGTTCACGGATGGCGCCGCCTTTCCATGCCGGATCAATCCGGCGTCGAGCGGCGGGGTCAATATCGCTGCCGAGCAGAATACGGTGGCCGGAGAATGGATTGTCAGCGCGGCGTGGAACGCGTCAGGTTTTCGTGAGCGAGATCGCCTGCTGATTCAGCAGGGTGAAGACTCGGATATGACCTTTGCAATTCTGGTAGAGATCAATCGCATCCTGCGTCCGAACACTCACGAGGCCGTGACGACGATTTTCTGCCGCTCGGTCGAGGTACTTGGCTGATGCCACGCGTGACCATCACTGTCCGCAACACGGAAGGACTTCAGCGCAAGCTCGCGACAAGAGATCGCGCGGTGCGGAAAGCTCTGCTGCGCGTTGTGCATGACAGCGGTCAGCGCGTCTACGAAGACGCCTATCAGCGCACGCCCGTTGAGTCAGGCTACATGCAAGACAAGCTCACGCTGTCCTATCATCGCGACGACTACACCTATCACCTCGGGTGGTACGCTAAGGACTTCCTTGGCACGATGCGTACTCGGCGTCCGAACGGCCTACCACAGCCGCGTCCGTTCTATGTGCCACCGGTTGTTCTTGGGAGTGCCGGTCGCGCTGGCAACGATCCGCTGACGCCTGCGCTGGAGCATGAGCGCCCGCAGTTTCGACGCGAAGCTACCGATGCCATGCGAGTCTCGCAATGATCGGCAACTCGGCGGTGAGTGCGCGACGCAATGCGCTGGTGGCGGCAATCGTGGCCGACACGGCGTTGAGTGGCGTCTTGCAGGGCGAGATGGTGTATATCCGCACCGCGCCCGAAGGCTCGCCGCTGCCTTACATCATGCTGGCGCAGACTATCGAACTCGATGGCGGCTACCTCATGCAGCCGGGACAGGAAGGCGTCGAGGACATGACGTGCTGGCACATCGACCTGATCGGGGCGCAGGAGGTGTACGAATTGCTCTACCGCGCACTCAACAAGCGCAAGATTCCTGTCGTCGATCATACGATGGTGCGCGGCAGTCTGAGCTACGTCACGGACGTCGAAGACAAGACGCGTGAGGCATGGGGCGTCGTGGCGCGCTATCGCGCCAAGACCGTGAATACATGACCGACATTCATGCGTTGAAGGCACAGGCCGAAGCCATGCGGCGTCAGTGGGAAGTCCTGAACGCGCAATGGGTGGCGTTGTATTCGCAGATTGTCGAGTTGCCGGAGGTGGAGGCTTCCGATAACCCCATGACTCAGCGTATCTTCAAACCTGAGTCGTCCCCGCGTCACTTCATGGAGCCAGACAATGACCAACACGTCGAAGAAGGACCCGGAGACGACAGTTCACGTCAGGAAGGGGCTGGGAAAGCCAACCTTCAGCGTAGCGCAAGGCACGGTCGCAGCGACTCAGGGAGGCAAAGGGGCACCTCCAGAGTCGAGTAGCCGCAATGCGGCGGCACCGGTCGAGGCGAGTAGCCGACCCAAGCGCGCAGGGCGCGCTGGCCGTAGGAAGAAGTAAGACGGCTGCGCGGTACGCGCGCAGCCACAAGCCAGCAGCACTCAACTCGCGGAGTAGGCTATGCCGATTCCTCTCGGGGAAGACGCCATCATCCATGTCGGGGCGACTGCAACGCCGACGACTCCGGTGCTTGGTATCAACTCCTATACTGCTCCTCGCAGCCGCCCGGAGACGGTACGTAAGTATTTCATGATGGCGGCGCAGACGTTCGTGGGCGAGTCGGAAGACTCGATCCAGTTGCAGGGCGACTACAACCAAGGTGATCCCGGTCAGGGCGTCATTCGGGCCGCGTACATCGCCGGTACGGAGATTTACGTCAAGCTCCTGCCGGACGGCACGAACGGGTTCACGCAGAAGGTGCGGGTGTCGCAGGCGGAAGTTCGTGGTCCGTCGCCCGATGACCCGCCCGGCACCACCTTTCAGCTTGTCGGCACGGACGCACCGGTCGACGAGGGCACGGGGCTGTAGGTTTCCAGACGCCAAGGGCGTCGTCACGTCCAAGGGACACGGGAGGATGCGGTATGGGGAAAGCCAACGACGCACCGGCCGAGGAGCAGCCGAAACTGAAGCCGGTCAGCATTACTCGCGACATGCTCATCGGTGCGACGCAACGTCCGATGACAACGAGGGACGTCGTAATCCCCGGCTTTGGCCGGGCACGCGTACGCGCGCTGAAGGGTAACGAGCGCGAGTCGCTCGACGACGCGGCGCTGACGACCGACGCCAAGACGGGTCGGGTGTCATCCGATTACCGGCAGTACAAGTCGCGAGCCGTGGCAATGGCTCTGCTCGACCCCGATACCAATACTCCCCTGTTCGTCAATCCACTTGGCGAGGCGGCGCTTCTTGGTGAACTGGAGGCAGTCGTCCTCGACCGGCTGTTTCTGGCCGTCGATGACCTGAGCGCGCTGACGCGGCGTGCGCAGGAAGCACTGGGAAAAGAGTTACAGACGATTGGGAATACGCCTTCCTGATCGAATACGCTCGTGAAAAATTTCACGCAACGCCGAGTGAACTGCTTGATCGCATGACCTCGTATGAGTGGGAGGCGACCAAGCAGTTGTTGCATCGTCGGTTCGAGGAAGACAAAGAGCGGGAGGCACAGCGCGAGAAAGACAAGCGAACGAAAAACGTACCACCGCCGAAGCCGCCGAGACGTCGCACGAGGTAAGAGATGCCCGATACGATTATTGACAGACTGATTGTTGAAGGCGTCTTCGATCCCTCGGGTATCGCGCAAGGCATCCAGCGGGCGCAGGCAGACATTGCGTCGCTGCGCGATCTCTTTGCCGGTGCCTTTCAAGTCGATCTTCCCCGCACGCTATTCGAACAGTCGATCAGCGCCGCACAAGTGGCGTCGCGTGACGTGCGTCAGGAATTCACGCTCGCCATCGAAGAAATCCGCCGTCGCTTCGATACCATGCTGTCAGGTGCCGACCTTGGCATTGCCGGGCAGCGGCAGGCGACAGCGCTGGCCGATGGCATCCAGACCGGCCTTCAGAACCGGCTGGCCGACCTTGGGGCCGAACTGGCGACCGAGCTTATCACGCCCGCCACTTACGGTCAGCGGGCGCAGGAAGCCTCGAACGCGGCCATCGAGCAGTTCCATCTGCTTGAAACGCGGCTAGACGACTTGCGGCAGCCCGTCAGTATTCCGATCACGGTTCAGTCGAACGAGCTAGAAGCGTCAATCGACAACGCTCGCACGCGACTGCAAGAGCTACGGCGGTCGTTTGCCAACCCCGGTGCGGTTGGTATTTCGATTGATCGGTCGATGTTCGAGAGTACGGTCGAGGCGGCGCAGTCGGCCAGCCGGGAGATTCGCGGCGAGTTTACGCTGGTGGCCGACGAGATTCGTCGCCGCTTCGAAGAGTCGCTGCCCGCGCAAGACCTCGGGCTGGCCGGGCAGCGCGCCGCGACGGCAGCCGCCGACGCCATTCGCTCGACGATGCTCAGTCGCCTGTCCGACCTCGACGTCGAACTGGCGCTGGAGATCATCGACCCGAAGACCTACGCCGAGCAGGCGAAGCTCGCCGCCGCCGCCGCCCGCGAACAGTTTGACGAGCTTCGGCAGAACGTCGGCCAGTTCGCGCAGGCCGCTGCCGTGCCGGTGGCGACGCCGCCTATCGACCTCGGTGATATCGAGAGCGAGCTACAGGCGCAGATCAGCCAGATCACCGATGAGACGGTCAGTGCGGCGCGTACGATGGAGAACGCGCTGAAGGCAGCCTTTGAAGCACGCAACTTCAATCTGGACGAGATTCAGGCCGGTGTCGCGGCCACCGACCGGCAGACGCGGGACTTCGAGGCGACACTGTTGCGGCTGCGGCAGGAGGCGCGTGGGCTGGTCGATCCGGTGGCATTCCAAGAGAATGTCGATACGGCGCTTCAGCAGCTTTCGCAGTCGTATCAGGCGCGCATTGACGAGCTTGAGCGGCAGCCGCTCCGTGTGAAGGTCGAGTTCGACGATACGGAGTTTCGCCGTAAGTCGGCTGAGGAACTGGACGCCGCCGAGAAAGCCTACGACGCGTCAGCCAGCAACCGGAAGCTCGGCAGCCGCGCAGGGCTTCAGTCGTCGGGTGCCGAGGCGAACGATCTGGCGGGCATCACCCGCAGCATCAAGGAATTGGAGGGCGCGCAGAAGGCCGGTGCGATCTCGACGTTCGAGTTCCGCAACAGTCTCCGCTCGCTGCGAGAGGAAGCCATCGCCTTGCAGGAAGCGGGCATGGTCAACACGAACAAGGAGATCGCCGACTTTAGCAACATCATGAGCCGCACGAACCCCAAGATCGCAGAAGCTGGGGTCGCCATGCGGCACATGCGGCTCGGTGCGGCGCAACTCGCCGTCTCCGAGCTTGGCGCGACCGGCGCGACGGCCAACCTCGCCAACGGCTTGCTCGTGTTCGCAGGCGGTTCTGGCGTCGCGATTGCCGCCGCCCTTGGCGTCGCGGCCATCGCGGCTGCGTGGAAAGCCTATCGCCGCGACGTCGAGGCGGCTGAGGAGCAGGATAAGAAGTGGGCTGACGCGACGGCAGGCGCCGTCGATCAGGTGCAGACGCGTCTGGCCGTCCTGTCGCGCGATCTGGAAGCCGTCGCTCGGATTCGCGACAAGCTCAAGGGCGAGCAGGCGACGATCTTCCAGAAGGAGGAAGCTGACTTCGGCGAGCGTATCGTCTTCGGGCTGGCGAACGCCTACCGGCTTCAGACGCTGCGACTCGACCTGCAACAGCGCGACCTGCAATTTCAGGCACAGACTGAACTGAAGTTGCGCGAGCAGGCGGCTATCGAAGTACGACGGAATGCCGACTTGCAGTCTGCCCGCAGTACGCAGCGCGACTTTGCGTCCGACTTGGCACAGGTCGCAGAATCCGGTCTGCGCGTCAGCGGTGCGACGGAGCAGTTTGCCTTCCATCTGCGCACGGCGCTGGCGATCAGCCGCGACGTCACGAAGAGCAGCCAAGAGCGGCTGGCAGCGCTGCGCACGGCCAACGAACTTATCAACGCGCAACTGCGTCCCTTCGAGCGGCAGGCCGATCTTCAGGTCCGCTCGACGCAGGAACAGTTGGACGCGCTGACGCGGCTGAACGCACAGTCGCAGCAGTTCGGAGCGCGGCCCGGCATCGACCGGCAGTCAACGGAAATCCTGAACGGCCTGACGGTCGAAGCTGAACATCTGCGCGAGAACGCAGAACTGGCGCGGCGTCGAGCGGCGACGTTCGGACAGGCGCAGGACGAGATTGCGAAGCGGCTGCGCGACGAAGCGCATGGGTGGGATGCGCTGGCCGATCAGATCGACGCCGACGTCAACAAGCGCATCGGCGACACGATCCAGCGTGCGCGCACGGACGTCGCCAATCTGACGGAGGATATCGCCAAGGGCGGTCGGGAGAACACGATTGACATTCCTGTCAGCATCGACGATTCGGTGGCGATCGACAAGCTGCGCGAGGTGCAGCAGTTCTTTCAGGACGCCATCTCGCAAGGGCTGGCGGCGGGCGGGCAGCAGCAGGACTTCACGTTCCTGTTCGACCAGTTGCGCGACGTCACGAACCAGATCAACGACGCGCTGAAGGCGCCCATTCAGGCGCTCATCGATAACGCCGGTCAGATCGAGCAGCAGTTGTCGACGGTCAAGGAAGCCGCCGAGTTGGCCGATCAGGTCGCGCAGCGGCAGACTGGCGCCCCGGACACGATTGCCGATCAGGCGCGTCGGCTGGAAGCGCTTCAGCCGATTATCGACACGCTCCGGCAGCGCTACGACTCGGTGACCGCAGCCATCGCCAAGGGCGGCGTCGCGGAAGACGTCATGCTCGGACTGCTTCAAACGCAGTTGTCGCTGGCGCAACAGCTTGCCGCTGTCGAACCGCCGACGCCGCTGGAAGTGACGCAGCTTGCGCCGCTGCAAGAGGCAACGCAGAACTACGTTGATGCCAAGAATGCCTTCGATCAGGCGGTTGCGCACGGCACCGACGCAGAAGTCGCCGCAGCGCGCGAGCGCCTAGACGCGATGGCTTCGGTTATGGACGCCATCGCTGACAGCATCATCGACACGCTGTCGGCGATGAATGTCGACGGCGAGGTCTTCCAGCGCATCGCCAAGGCGATTCGGGACGCCTTCGCGGCTGCCGGACGCCACATGCACGAGATTTCTGAAGCGGCCAAGGAGGCGTCGAGCGCGCTTACGAATGCAGGAAAGGCGATTGGTGCCTTTGCCGGAGCGCTGGATACGCTCGGCGCGATGAACGACCAGACGCGGCAGATCGCGAAGGGCATGGAGGAAGCCGCCAACGCTGCCGCCAGCTTCGTCAAGGGCGACATTCTTGGGGGCGTACTGGAAGGCGTCGGTGCGCTGGCGGACGTGTTCAGCGGCATCTTCGGTGGTGGCGAGAGCGAGCACGACCGCATCGTGCGCGAGAACACCGACGCCATCCAGCGCAATACCGCCCGACGCAACGACGAATTCAACGGCCTCGGCGGGCAGACCGACCTCGCCAACAAGATTGACAGCGCGCTGGCGTCCTTTGGCGAGCGCTTTCAGGAGGCCCTTGCGTCGCGGCAGCAAAGCCCGAACAGCGGCACATTCGGCTCTGGCACCAGCCCGTTCGATATTCCGAACATCACCGACGATCTGCGTCGGTTCGGCCTGACGATGGCCGACCTGAGCGCGGCAGCCGATGAGTTCGGGATTCAGATTTTCGACAAGGACGGCAACATCGTCGGCGATGCGCTCTTGCAGCTTGGCGATGAGATGAAAGCCGCCGCACGCGCCGCGCTGCAATTCACCAACAGCTTCGACGATCAGTTGCAGCGGCTGGACTTGGAGAGCCGAATCAAGGGCGAGATTCAGACGCCGCTCGTTGACTTCGGGCAGGAGATCAACGCGGCGGCGGCATCTGGGGCGTCGGCGATTACGAATGCCTTCCAAGGCGTCGATCTGTCGAATCAAGCCGCCGTGCGTGCGGCGATGACGAACCTGCTGGATCAGTTCGAGAACGGCACGCTCGATCCGACGACGCTTGGCAGCTTGTCGCGTGAAGACTTCCTGAAGTTTCTGGAAGACGGCGCAGGCTATCTCGACTCGTTCAATCAGTCGGTGGCCGATGCGACGGCTCGAATGGGCGACTTCAACTTGCCGGAAGGATTTCGACGGCAGGCGCTGGCGTTTCAGTTCAGCGATTTCGGCCCGATTCCCTCGTCCGTGCCGACGCCGACCCCGGTGCCGGTGCCGAACATGGACCCGACTTCGACAACTGGCAAGTCGCCGCAGGTCAGCGTCGGGCAAATCGTCATGAGTATCGACGCCAAGCAGTTGACGATTGACGAGTTCTTCGATCAGTTTGTCGAGAAGCTGCGTCAACTCGGTATGCAGCAAAGTGGCGATACGATGCAAACAGGGATTCGCTGATGGCCTTCGTCGTAATTGGCGGGATCGAACTGCGTGTCGTGGAGGGCAGCGCCAAGCGGCGTAGCGACCTGTATCAAGGCGGACGCGAGCGCATGCGCGCAGGCAACGTGATCTCGACCGAGGACACGCCTATGCGTGTCTTCGACTTCGACGTCGATCTGTTTAGTGACGCCGAGGAAACGGCCTTGCGGCTGGTCACGCCGCGCGGACAAAGCGTCAGCGTCAGCGGTGACTGGATGGGATCGTTCAGCGCTCTTGTCGATATTGGCGATGCAACGCCGTGGACAACGTATGATGGAACCGGGCAGGTCGTCTACAAGACTGTCTCTCTGCATGTGGAGGAAGTAGCACTATGACTCTCGACCTGACGGCCACCTTCGCAGCGCTGCCACGCTACAGCAAGCTGATCGACCTCGTACCCGGTGGACTAATCGTCTCGCCGCAGATTCAGCCGACGCAGCTTCATTGGGCGAACGGCGTCGCGAGCGGGCAGGCCAATCGCATCGTCCTCGACCAGCGCGTGCTTGCCGCCAGCGGCGTCGACGATCTGAACCTTGGCGACGGCAGTCTGCTCGATCCGTTCGGCGACCCGGTGGCCTTCACGGCGATCAAGATGGCAGTCGTCTGGCCGGTCGTCGGCGCCGACGGTGTGACGATTGGCGGGGCAGGCAGCGGCGTGGCGTGGAAGGGACCGTTCAACGGCGTAGCCTATACCCTGACCGTGCCGCTGAATAGCTACATCCCGTTCATGCATCCGACGATTGGCTGGATCGTGACGCCGGGATCTGAGGACACGCTGCGCGTTGCGGCTGGCGTGAGTGGGGCGACCTACAATCTGCTGCTGGCGGGCATTGACGCCTAGTCATGCCGATTATCTCGTCGCCTGCCTATGCGGGCAACGTCGCGTTGGTGCAAGAGCACTTCACCGTTGTCCCGTCCTGTAGCATCAGTCAGATGCAGGGCAATGGCGCGACGGCAGAAGCGCCGTTCGCAATCGACTTCAGCGACCGACTGCTCAGCATTGATATCTCTTTCAGCATGGACAATCCGACCGGCGCCGCGACGATCAAGCTGGCGCTCGGTCGCGGCATCGACAATATCTCGCCGCTGATCAGCACCAGCCGCCGTCTCGGCTCGCGCGCCGCTATCGCACCGCACAATGCCATCAGCGTCACCTTCTGGATCAATGACGCCTATCCCTACGGCGTCTTCGACGGTCGTATCGATAACGTGAATGTGGCTGACGCCTACGGCGTGATCAGCCTGACCTGCCGCGACCTCGGTGGCTATCTACTCAATACGGATATTCGGGAAACGACGATGTACGGCACAGGTGGCGCGAGTGCCGAAATCGTCATGGGGCAGATGATGGACGACAACGGCTGGTCGCGCGATCTGCTCGACACGCCTGTTGGCAGCGACTTCATTCTCTACCCGTACCCGGTCGGCGAGACAAAGCTGTTCGAGGCCATGCGCACGATTGCGCAGCAGATCGGATGGGATGTGCGCTGGTTCCCGGCAGGCTGGAACAATCGTCCGCTCGGCTATTTCGCACACTTCTACGATCCCGGTCGCAGCCGCGTGCTGCCCGATGCTACCATTGGGCCGCGTCGTTACAACCAGATTCAGGAGCTATCGTGGGGCGATCAGGACGTGCGCAACGATTGGGTGCTGCACTGGCAAGACCCGACGACTGGCCTGCCGCAAGGACCGATTACGGCGGAAGACATTGCCAGTATCGAACAGTACGGTCGCCGGAAGGCGCGCATCTACTTGCAGCGCGCCGAGAATATCCGTAGCAACGAGTCGGCGTCAGCCTTTCTTGCCGCTGCGCTGGCGGACAGCAAAGACCCGTTCGCCAGTCACAAGATTCGCGGGCCGCTCTATCCGAATGTGACACTCAACGATCTGCATACGTATCAGGCGAACGGTGTCGAGTACGATACCGACCTGACGCTGGCCGTCGTGGGATACCAGCATCATTGGGACAACAAGGTCGGCAGCCAGCCCTACACGATCATCGCGGCGCGTGGGAAGCCGATTGCGGCCTACCGCGATTATCGCCGCAGCACGCCACCGAAAAACCTCGCGACGACCGCCCTGCCGACGACCGAGTATGCGCCGGAAGGAACGTGGGTGATGGTGACAGACAGCATCGCACCTCCGGCGTAAGCGTCCTTCGCACTACAATAGCTCGGAGAAGTTCATGCCTAGTCCTGTAGCCATAGATTTCGACGCGGCGACGGTGCAGGAAGCGCTCGATACGCTCGGCTTTACGCAACAGCCGGGAGTCATGTCCGTCACCGTTGGCGGACAACAGGTGAAGGCGCGCATCTGGACACACCCAAACGCGGCGCCGGTCGTCATTGTTGAGCGCGCTGGCCGGATGCGGCTCTTTCGGGAGATCACAAACTCGCCGTCTGTCTTTCGCATCCTGAACGGCAAGGCGCATTCGTGACGGTTGTTTCCAAGGACCTGTTTACTGGCGGCGATAGCGCCATCCTGACCAGCGGCAGCGGCCCGTTTACGACGACTGACGGCGCTGCTTCAACGCAAGTGCTCATGTACGACGGCAGTCCGGCCACAAACGACCGGGCTGATTTCGTCACGGCAGTCAAAGACGAGAACGACGTCCCCGGCACCATCACCCTCCGGCTGCTTTTTATCAGTTCCACGCAGGCGCAGTTTCGCGTCCTTGTCTCCGTGCCGTCGCTCGGTGTCAACACCGACACGCTTGTCGCCACCCTGAGCGGTACGTCGCTGCCAAGCGCCAAGAGCGTCTTCGCCTTCACGCTGATCCTGACACGCGGCGCAGCGAACGCGCAAACGGCAGCCAACTGCCGGTTCTCGAAGAACGGCCTTGCCGCCACCATCACGTCGTCGCTCAATCCCACCCTCAGCGGCGAGCAGACGCCGACCGGCGCAACGTGGCTGACGGTCGGCAGCAGCATGAAGTTCTACACCGATCTGACAGGGCGGCTGTGCGACGGCGGCGGCGATCCGACGCTGGCGACGGGCAACTGGACGCGCACCATTCAACTCAGCAGCCCGCGCAACTTCATGCGTATCGCCAGCGGCGTCGCGTCGTCGTGGAACTCGATTGCCGAAGCGGCCTATGCCGTTACCGGCTTGCCGATGACGCAGGATCAAGCTGTCGAGATGGACTTTACGCTGCCCGATGAATCCGCCATCGCGGCCTTGCTGCGGTGGGCGTCAGTCGGCGGCGATGGGTATTACGCTGAAATCGTCACCTTCGTCGGTACGACGTACTACACGCTCTATCGCGTTACGGGTGGCGTCTGGAATCAAGTCAGTCAATTCGTTGACGAAGATACGCCGCTCGACGTCGGTACGGCGACCGTCTATACGATGCGCGCCGAAGTCGTCGGTTCGCAATTGACGATTGCGGTCAACGGTACGGTGCATCTGGTGGCGTTTGCCGGGGATAAGCTGACGCCAGACAATCCCGGCATGTTGACGTATAACGAGAACTCCACGACCGGTTCAGTACGCATCTCGCGTTGGCAGGCGGAAGCTCTTGGCGCGGCTGAACCGCCGCCCGACTGCGGCACCGGGTGGGTAAGCGTGGCGGTGGATATCTTCTCTGGCGGCGACGACGCGGATATCGAGGCCCGGCCACCAGACGGCGGAAGCACGGAGTGTCTCGCCAACGGTGCATGGCATGACGCGCCGATGCTGCGCAATAGCACGACGCCGCAGCACTTTCTGATTGAATCCGATACGCTGAGACATAACCCCGGTTCGCCGACGCTGAACTGGAGTCACGACCATCTCCGATCTATTCCAAGTCTTGGGACGGACTATTCGGTAGAAGTCACTGGCGTATGGCTATTTGATCCTGAGGCACTATTCGGCGACGGATGGTTCTCGGCGCTCGTCAGAACGCAAGACGACATTTTCTCTACGTCGGGCGAGAACGGGTACGAGTTCCAATTTTTTCCGTATGGTCTTGCGCGGCTGATGGTGTATCAAGACGGCTTTTACACAGAAGTCTGGTCTGACACGTTTGACCCGATAACTGCTGGCTCGCCAGTTCGTATTCGGCTGTGCGTGATTGGCTTCCGCCTTGAATGTTCGATTAACGGCGTATTGGTCCACACTCATTTCGACAATTTCTGGCCGAGCGGCGATCCGGGTGTCTGCGGCGAAGACGACCACTTCCGTAGCACGGGCGTGCATAGCTTTGAGATCACGCGCTACGAAGTCTTCGGACCGACTGATCCGTGCGGCGGCGAAGTGCCCTGCGAGGGCGGCGACGACAATCCGTACCCGCACTTCCCGCCGCCGACGCCACCCGGCACGTTCGGGTATCTGTATCGGAGGCTGAACGCGGTTTGGGTCCCCGTCGCCGTTCCCACGCCTGATCTACCCGGCAGCGTTGGCACGGAAGTCAACGGGCAGATGCTGCCGGGCAAAGACCTTGCGATGATGGTCAATACGCTCTGGCGTTATCCGAGCCTGCAAACCGACCAAGACCCGCCGCCCGATACACCGCTGCCGCCCTACTACGACCCGTGCGGCCTGCTGCCACAGGTGCCACCGAGCGACGTCGATCCGCTGCCGCTCGTCGGGCGCTTCATCGGCATTAGTCAGTCGCCGACGACAATTCTCGGGCCTGTGCTGAACGGCACGCGCTTCGCCATCGGGTCGTGGACGCCGCAAGACCTCTCCCGCGTCGCCGCCAGCGGCAGCTATCTGATGACCAGTCAAGGTGGCTACGGGCAGTACATGCCGAGCGGGCGTTGGGTGAAGGAGGATTACGTCCCGATTGCGCTGGCGAAGATTCTGCCGGTGCTGAGCACGCTGCAAAGCTACACGACGTCCGGGCCGTATATCGGGCACTGTCTGATCGACGACTTCGACTCGACGTCGCTCTGGCCTCCCTACGGCATTCCGCATGGCGACTTGGCATGGATCGTCGACCAGATTCGACCGTATGTGCCGGGCATCCGGCTGGTGATTCGTGGGCGTCCGTCGCAGTTCCCTGAAGGCGATCCGGGCTTTGACGTCTATGAGGCGCAATTCAAGGCGTGGGGCGGACTTAGCGCGTCGGCGTTCGGCAATCTGGAGTACGGCATCGCGCACGGTTGGGGCAAGCAGATTACGCTCGACCTGAACTACACGAAAGGCGGCAGCGGATCGAGCGGTATTTGCAGCGGGCGTTTTTGCGAATGCTCGGCAGCAGAAGTCGTCAGCTACATCCACGGTATGCTGGTCGGGGCGAAGTCCGTAGATGCCGCTGTACCGCTCTATCTTGGCACCCTTGGATATACGTATCTTCCAGCGTACCTGACGCGTACCGGTATGATTGACGCGTTTGCCACCGAACGCAACGAAATCGCGGGGCTATGATGATGCGGAGATTCCGAATCAGCCGCGTCCAGCAGATTCTGCGCAATGACCCGACCGGGGCCATCGAACTCATCATTGCCATCTGCTATGTCATTCTCCCCGGCATCTTTCTCGCGCACGGACACACAGACCTCCCGAACATGACGTCGGACGTCTTCTCGACGATTGGGTTTACAGAACCTCGCATGGGGCTATTCGCCATCGTACTTGGCGGATTGCAAGTCTGGGGTGCAGGGACAGCGTGGTATGTGGCACGAGCGTCGATTGCGACGGCGATCTCCATGTCGCTCGCGGCGGTCATCGTAGGCTACTGCCTCACAGGATATGCGGAAAGGGCAACCGTGCCGCTGATGGTGGGCACCGTGCTGGCTGAGATGTTCGTTTCATGGCGCTGCTGGCACGAAAGGCCCCGAATCAATGGTCACTGACGCGGTAAGCCAACTCGCAAGCTGGGGCGGTCTGATTATGGGCGCGGTGGCAGTCATCCCGCGCATGATGGCGGTGCTCAGCCGCAAGCGGGAGTCGGACACGAAGGGGGAGATTTCCCGCTTCGAGACGATTCTGACGGCGCAAGAGTCGCAATTGAAGGACTGCAAAAGCGAATGCGAGAAGATCGAGGTCGAACTGCTACAGGAGCGCGCCGAGCGCATTCGCGAACGCGACTACTTCCTGCGGCAGATGGCCGAATCCACGCGCCGCCTGAACGACTGCGAGGGCATGCTGCGTCGCAAGGGCGTGACCGACGACCGGAAAATGCGGAGAACGGCAGGATGAAGTTCAGCACATGGCTCAACAGCACCAATATGAACAGCTTCCGCGCGTTCGTATTGACGATCATTGCCTCGATTATTCTAGTCTTTTTTACGGCCATTTCCGGTACGCTGATGATGGATCGGACGTCGGCGTCGTCAGCCCTGAATCACGACCCCGGCATCCGGGCCGCTGCGCAGACGACCGAAACCAGCCATCACAGCTATGGAATGCAGTTGGCGACGGCGGTGCTGGCGCTGCTCGGCGCCGCCCTCGGCCTTGGCGTCGCGGCCACCTACGGCGACCGGGTGACGGCCAAGGAGCATACGGAGGCCAAGGAGCGCGGTCGTATGGCAGGGCTGGCGATTGCGAGGTCGATGGGGCTGGATAGCCAGCCGCCACTGACGACGACGGAGATGCCTGCCGTCCAGATCGAGCAGACGACCAAACTCAACGGAGACGACAATGGCGGCATTCGGAACGGAGAGTGAAGCCAACCTCGTCCTCGTCCATCCCACGCTGGTCAAGATTTGCCGTCTGGCTATCGCCATCAAGGACTTCAAGGTGATCGACGGCCTGCGCACGGTCGAAGAGCAGAAAATCAATCTGATGCGCGGCAAGAGTTGGACGCCGAACAGCAAGCATCTGCCGCAGGCAGACGGGTTTAGCCATGCCGTCGATCTGGCGCCCTACCCGGTCGATTGGGACGACGCCGAGGAATTCTGCGTGCTGGCAGGCGTCATGAAGGCCGTCGCGTACGGCGTCGGCGTGCGGCTGCGCTGGGGCGGTGACTGGAATAGCAACGAGTCGACGAGGGACGAGAAGTCGCGTGACTACGGGCACTTCGAGCTTGTCATGCCCTAGCGAGCAATGTGCGCAGATATTACCGTTGAGGGGATTGTATTTTCCCACCCTTGGAGGACGTTATGCTACGGTTTCTGATGGCAGCCCTGCTGGTCTGTACGCTCATGCGTCCGGCGCACGTTGTCGCACAGCAAGACTCGGCTGTTGTCGTCGCCGATTCCGGGCAGACGAATGACGCCGGAAATCCGCTCGATTGGGGTAAAGGCGAAATCCTCAAGTGGCTCATCCCCCTCGTCGGTTCCTTCCTCCTACGCCAGTGGAACAAGGTCAACGGCTGGCTGGCCGGATGGAAGAACAGCGCCAAGATCGCCGTCTACACGTTCATAGTCACCGGCATGATGTTGCTCGGGGAATGGCTGCACATGGCGGTGTCGAGTAACGTCGCCGATTGGGGCGGCGCATTCTTCGAGGGCCTTGTTGCCTCCGCGCTCGGTGCCGTGCTCGTCAAGCTCGGCATCAATACGGCGCGAGAGAAGCTCCCGGCGACCAAGGTCGGATGGTAAAGTGGGGCTGGCTGGTCGGCGCAATCTGCGCGGTGGTGCTCGGGTGGATGCTGTTCGTCCACCGCGCACCACCCGCCGCACCAGTACCCACGTTGGTCGATACCGTCTTGCAGGAGTCGCCAGCCGCCGCCGCCCGTATTGACAGCCTGCTGCGCACGGTGGATAGCCTGAAGGCGGATGACAAGAAGAAAGACGTCGAGATTCGGCATCATAAGGCCCGTGCCGATCAGCTTGCCGCGCAGATTGCCAGCCATCCGGCCCCGACGACGCTGGCCGGATGCACCCAAGACCTCGCGGCACGCACCGAGGAAGCGCAGGAGCTTCGCAGCGCCCTGACCCCCTGTGAAGCGTCACGGACGACAAGCGCAGCGACGATTGCTCGCCTACAGGGCATTGTGACGCAGCAGCAGCACTTTAGAGGCGACACGCTGCCGCGCCTGCTGCAAATCGAACGCGAGGCCCCGCGTCCCTGTCGCGAGGATTGGGGCCTGTTTCATGTGAAGTGCAGTACGGCAGGCTATGTGAAGTTCTTCGGTGGACTGGCGCTCGGCGTTGCTGCAACGCGATAACCCAACCGTTTTGACAAGGAAAGTGCTATGGCGACCACGACCCGCATGAGCGTAGAAGCGCGCAACGCCGCGCTCGACGCACAGGCAGCCTTGTTCAACAACGGCTACCTGCGTCTCTACAGCGGCGCGCAGCCCGCGACGCCGAATACTGCCGCCAGCGGGACGCTGCTCGCCGAGCTCCGCTTCGGCGCGACGGCGTTCCCGGCTGCCTCCGGGGGCGGGCCACTGGTTGCCAACGCCATCACCGACGACGCCAGCGCCGACGCCAGCGGCACGCCGGGCTACTATCGGTGCCTGAAGTCCGATGGCGTCACACCTATCAACGACGGCGAGGTTGGCACCAGCGGCGCGAACCTCAACATGGACTCTAGCAGCATTGTTGCCGGAGCCCGCATCTCCATCACCTCGTTCCAGCACGCGCTCCCCATGCAGGAAGGAACTTGAGCCATGCCCAAGGCGACCAAGCATCGGCTGCGCCCAGCCGCCGACGGTACGCACACCTTCAAAGACGGCGAACTGCCGACGCCCTATTCGCTGACGCGCGAGCAGGCGCGCAAGATTCTGACGGAGGCCGGACATGATCCCGACGTGCATCCCGAGACGCTACCGGGGCCGGAGGCCACCGGCACCGACCGCGTACTGCGCCACTACTGGAAGTGGCTGCGGGACGACGGCAGCACTACGGTCATTCCCCTGACCGCCGACGAACTGCCCAAAGGGCATCGGCTGTCCCGCGCTGACGCAAAGGAGTAACCCCATGCGGTATGCAGGACTGTTGGCTGCGCTGATGCTGGTCGGCTGCCATCGCTCGGCGCCGAAGCCGCCTCCGTCATCGTCTGAACCGGGCTTCGTCATTCAGCCGAGCGACACGGCGACGATCCCCGAGGACTCCATGTCGACGGCCACGCCTGACGTCACGGCCAAGGACACGCTGCCGGTGGCGGCAGCGCAGCGCTTGAGTCTGTCACGGGATGGCGGGCCGGTCGGACTTCCGGCTGGCCTCAACGCGCCCCCGGAGTCGCGAGTCGGCGAGTACGGCACGACCGGCGCCTATCAGGGCGTCGATCCGCGCTTTCTCATGGCGACGCTTCGCAAGTCGGCTTATCTGCACTTCGCTCGCGTCGTTGCCATCCCGCGCAAGCGACAGACGGTCGACGGCGGCATCGACAGCCGGTATTCGGCCCGGCGCACATGGACGGCGATTGACCAGATCGCCGCGCTGCCGCTGGATGAACTGAAGTCGTTTGTCGACATGGGCGTGCTGCGCGGGCTGTCGATTGTCGACGATGCGACCTGTGCTGAATGCTACGGCGGCAGGGCGATCACGCTGGAACAAATCGACTCTGTTTACAGCTACGCCAAGAAGAAGCTCCCGGCATGGCTGCCGCTCGGTATCCGCATCCATCCGACGTGGCTGGCCGTGCGCCCGTCGCTGTCGCAGAATATTGATTTCATGTGGGTGCAATATCTGGAACGCCGTGGCGATCAGATGACCTTCCTCAACCGGCAGGCAGCCTATGCGAAGACTCTGCCGCACCCGGTGCGGGTAGTTTACGGCCTGAACTTCAAGCACTTCCACAAGAACGGCAGCATGATCACCGCCAGCGAGCTTGAGACGTATGGCATGAACTCGATCAAGATGCCGGGCAACTGTATTTTCGGTGGCTTCACATGGACGGCGGACTGGCGCAATAACGGGCGCGGTGCCGTGTGGGATACGAAGCTGCTCCCGCTTGCCAAGCAGCAAAACGCGCCGCTGACCTGCGCCGCCCCTTAACCTCGAAGGAGTTTCCGATGCGCCGCCTGCTACTTGCCTTTCTCATGTGGCCGGTCGCACTGGCGGCGCAGCAGCATGCGCCGGGTGTGACGCGGTGGGTCGATACCTCGGCCAAGACCGACACCATCCTGACCTACGGCACGACGACCGTCGCTGTCGATTCTGTCGATACGCTGCCTGCCGTCAAAGAAGTCGTCCTGAAGCCGGGCGACAACTGGACCGCCATTCTCGCTGCCAATCCGGCTGGAACGCACTATCGCGCCCGCGCCGGGACGCATCGCTTCGTCAGCGTCGTTCCGAAGAAGGGCGATTCGTTTGCCGGTGACTCAGGTGCCGTCCTGACCGGGGCGCGCATTCTGACGGGCTTCCAGCGCGACGCCAGCGGGCGCTGGTGGGTCGGCGGACAGACGCAGCAGAACACGAAGCTCCAGCCCGACAAATGCGATCCGGCCTACCCCGGCTGCTACTTCAACGAGGAACTGTGGATCGACGGCGCCTACTACCAGCACATGACGTCACTGGCCGGGGTGACGCTCGGCTCGAAGAAGTGGTACTTCGATTACGACGCTGACAAGATTTGGATTGGCGTCGACCCGACCGGGCACACGGTCGAGACGTCCGTTACGCCGTGGGCCTTCCGCAGCCAGAACAGCGGCGTCACGATTAAGGGTCTGACGGTCGAGAAGTACGCCACTGAACTCCAGCACGGCTGCATCGAGGGTGGTCCGGCATGGACAGTCGAGAATAACGACGTCCGCTGGTGCCACGGCCTCGGCATCAAGACGACCGGCAACGACTGGAAGGTGCTCGGCAATCGGGTCTACCTGAACGGCGGCATGGGGCTGGCCGGGTCCGGTCGCAACGGGCTGGTCTATGGCAACGAGGTCTTTCAGAACGATACCGCCCATATCCTGCGCGGCTGGGAAGGCGGCGGTTCGAAGTGGGTACTGACGACGCATCTTGTCGTGCGTCGGAATCACTTCCACGACAACCTGCACAACGGTATCTGGC